GGTGGACTTGATGGAGTTAGCGTTTAGCTCAAGGTTCTCAATAAGAACGGAGCCGTCCGACTCCTCGTACACCGCCTTTTCAGCGGGGTAAGCTATAAAGATAGACTTAGAGCCTGCGCTAAGGTTAACCGCCGATCCGCTGTTGGAGCTTTCCAGCACAGTCGTTCTTGTTAACGTGTTACCACTGCTGGCATATGTCCCCAAACCAACCTCAAAGGCCGTGTTTGTCGTATCGACGATTGCGTAATAAGTGGTGTCTGCGTTAGACAAAACCGCCGAGAACGCTTGGAAATTTGCCACAGCACCCCCCAGCGATATAGCGCCTGTGCCCGTGGTAGTGGTTGTTTCTTTTACTCTGTCTTTAAGGACAAGTGCCATTGTCTTCTCCGATTAACTATTCTGGCTCGACCCAATCGGGGTTTTGCGCCCATGTGGTGCCGTCAAATGTGTATTTGTTGCCCGTCCAATCAACAGGAGCATTCGTCACGCCCTCTGTCATTGTTGTGTTGCCAGAATTCAGATCGCCAATAATAAATTCTGCGGGATCGCCCACAACAATATGGTCGGAATGAACCGCAACAGAAACATCATCATCAAACAAATACTTCGATAACCCGGTTGCAGTTTCTACAATAGTTTTCATGTTTTATCCCTTAACAATAAGTTTTGTTGCTGATACTGCTGTTCCTGCAAACACACTAGGATCTGCGGCGGTTAAGCCAAGACTTCCGTCAACTTGAACAAAATACTGTTGCCCCGCCGTTAGGCTACTCTGCGCGTCATCTACAGAGCCAACGATCTGAATCGTTGCTGTCGCCGAGTTGGAATAAGCCGCATCCGAAATTCCAATGTAGTTTTCTGCTGTTAGATTTGTAGAAACAGATGCGTTTTGGTACACAATACCAGTGCCATAGTCAGAATTGCCTTCGTCCGAATAAGCTATAACATTTTTTTGAACATTGGCATCATACGCAATTGAGATATAACGAGTGGCGGCACTCTCAAACACGATAGGAGTGCCAAAGCTGATTGATGTGCCGCTTACTGTGCCTGACACAACGGTGCCGTGGTCAGAGCTACTCGCGTTTCTATACGCAATTACCAATTTCCCAGCATTGACGTCATAACCGGATGCAATGTACTCCGCGGTCGCGCTCGCAAATATAACGGGAGTGCCAAAGCTGATTGATGTGCCGCTTACTGTTCCCACAATGGCGGTGCCGTAGCTTGAGTTTCCTACGTCTTTGTACGCAATTACCACTTTCTGCGCACTAGCGTCATAAGCAACTGCATTGTAACTAACTCCCCCCGTGTCAAACTGAACCGGAGTGCCAAAGCTGATTGATGTGCCGCTGACCGTCCCTACGGCGGCTTTGCCCTTGTCGGCATCGCCACCGTCCGTATAAGCTACAACATGTTTTTGGGCATTGGCGTCATAAGCGGATGCAATGTGACTGGTATTACCAGACTCAAACTGAGCCTGACTGCCAAAACTAATTGATGTGCCGCTGACCGTCCCTACAATGGCATAGCCGGTACTGGAATTGTCCCTGTAAGCCAAGACTACTTTTTGAGCGTTGATGTCGTAGGTGGCTGAGACTAGGAGAGTAGCGGCACTTCTATACACAACGGGAGTGCCAAAGCTGATTGACGTTCCGCTTACCGTTCCCACAACAGCGGTGCCATACTCAGAATTGGTTGAGTCCTGATAACCTATAACAACTTTTTGAGCATTGGTGTCATAAGCGGCTGAAACGTAATAGGTACTTGCACTTTCAAACACAGCGGGAGTGCCAAAGCTGATTGACGTGCCGCTTACTGTCCCTACAACAGCGGTGCCATAGCCAGAGTTTCCTGCGTCTCTATAAGGAATTACCACTTTTTGAGTATTGGAATCATAAACGGCGTAAGTGTAATCTGTCCGTGCGGTTTCAAATACAGCCGGAGTGCCTAGCCCCTCTGTAACGGAAGAACCAGAAACTGCACTAACGGTGCCGTTGCTGTTTACAATAACCGTATCGCCGTTTGCTAAGGTTCCTGACGCTGTAGCGGTTAATTTTGGGCTGGGATTAATAGCATCAATTTGCGTTTGAATGTTTGATGTAACGCCATCAACGTAATTTAACTCCGCCGCAGTTGCTGTAACTGCCGTGCCGCCAATAACTAATTGACCAGACCCGTCCAAATACACGGACTTGCCTGCGGGATAGTTAATAAACACTTCCTTGCTACCTGCTGACAAGTTAACAGCAGATCCGGAGTTCGTGCTTGACAACACAGTTGTTCTGGTCAGTGTGTTTCCGCTAGATGCGTATGTGCCAAGACCAACCTCAAAGTCGGTATTTGCATCATCCACAATGGCGTAGTAGGTGGTATCACCGTTAGACAGCACGGACGAGAAGGTGACGAAGTTTGCCGTCGCCCCCGCAAGCGTAATCGCTCCCGTGCCTGTCGTCGTGGTGGTTTCTTTTACACGATCAGCAACGACCAAGGCCATGGTTACGCAATCCGGATAATGGCGTTAGAGGCGTCAGGTGTTGGGAAGACGATGGTAAAGTCTCCTGCACTAGACGACTTATTAGAGCCAAAGTCCAGCACAACAACCGTGTTGGTAGTGTTTGATGCCGCACCTGCCGTAGTGTTATAGATCAGACACCCGCGCGCTGTTATAGTTGACGATCCAAACGTCAGATCGGAAAAGTCGGTCAGCGCCGTAGTACCTGACGTAGTTGGGGTAACATTAGTTAACGTGCCCCCTCCCGCGCTATAACCCGTACCACTCACCTCGTTAGAAGTAGTGTATGCGGTAGTGGCCGCATTAAAACTGGCACTATTATCATACAAAGCCAGCTTAAAAGTATCGCCGGAGCCATTAGTAAAGTCGTGTTTTGCCTGAAGCAATTCCTGCTTAAAAGACGTACACATGAAGTTTCCTGAAAAAGCCATATCAAAGTCTCCTGATAAGTTCGGCTAGGTCTTTTTGCCCTGCATCACACAAGACATTGTAAATGGTAGTTCGGTCACTGTTGACCGCTTCTTTCATGTAAAAAACAAGGACCGCACTTAAATGGTCTTTGTAAGCAAGCGCCTGCTCTTTAATAGCGGGCGGGGCGGTATCAGAAACGCTGATAAGCTTATTAAGGCATCGCTCGGCTACCTCTTCCGGGGTAAAACCGCGATGGTCGGTAGTTTGAACTTCAACTATTCCGGGGCTTATTTTACCCCCTTCTACCATCATTGTTTAGGCCTTATTAGCATTCCAGTGCGATATTGATCCGTAACTTCTTTATTTTCACCAAATTGTTTCATGCCCGCCAACGCCATTTGAAGCTGTTGAGTATACAAAGCAATCATATCCGGCTCACCTTTCATAAAAGTATAAGCCTCAAGCAAGCTACCGTACAGCATTGCTAACGGAGCATTTTCACTAAGCCAAGACATAGCGGTGTCCGCCAAACTCGTTAAGCTAGCGGGTCGGTAGTAATAGTGTAATTCAGCCACATACGCTTGGTCAGGGGTTGGCGTCAAAATAAAATTGGACCTATCAAACAAGGCGTAATATTTAGGCGTTCCTTTAATTGTTTCATCTGGCCAATAAGTCTGTACGAAGTTAACGTCCTTAAAATCTACGAAAGTTTTATCCCCAGCAACTTCAAGAGACAAAGAAAAAGGCGCTAAGAAATCAGAGGGGCAATCCAAATATTTGTTGGTGTTTGTGGTATTTCCCAGAGCGTTTTTACGAAAATCCGTAAGTTGAACCATTTTAAAGATGCGTTCTTCCGCATTACGAATAAAAATAGGCAGATTATTGACGAAAGTTGTTTCGTCATTTTCTGCGTAATCCTGTATCGCTTGCTTTAGCTCACCGTATGTAAAACTCATGTTGTTGTCACCGATACAGTTCCCACCGAACCCCCAAGGGCCGTGGTAATTTCTATTTCAGAAGGCATTTGCACCGGGGCCGCCGAATAAATGCTGTTGGTGGTCTTTACCAAAAAAGCACTGGTAGGGTTGTCTGAATCAGGCCTTGGATTTAAAAGAGCTTGAGGACCAACGCCTATTTTTGTCGGCTGTAACTGAGGCTGTTTAGGATCATATTCATCTGGACCTACCAACAAACCGTTCCATTCTTTCTGCATTTCGTTAAGTTTGTAACGAAACCCAGATCGGTCAGAAATACCGAAAGCAAACCTGCCTGTAGCAAAGCGGGCCATTAAAGAAGCCTTGAATAAGCCATGGACGGCTGTATGTTGAACGAAGTTCTGTCCCTGTCCTCTGATGCGGCTCTTTCAAACTCTTCCTCATATACGGCCTTGAGAAGTTGTACGCGATCTGGCGCTCGCTTTATGGCTAAGTAATAAGCAAGGCCTGCCGCCAAACACGGATAAAACCTAAACGGAATGTCCATGGTGTTTGTGAAAGTATCTGCGTCGTCCATTCTTACCAGCTTGTCAATAATGACAACGTCCGTGCTGTTGTCTGGCACGGGCCAAAGCTTTAGCGTCGGGTCGATTTGGCGATCTACAAAAAATTGTGCCGGTCGAGACTGCGTCGTTTTTGTGGGGATATTGATATAATCCCCGCGACTAATACGTTGCAGGGTATAGTCCGTGCTATCCCTACGAACAATTGCGTCTAAAACGTCAATGGTAGATGCGCCTAGAGCATAATTACCGGTTCCTTTCGTCAGGGTTACCGTAGATTGCTCAATGGTCCATTGGTTTAACCCTCGGTTAGCCCAATCACCCAGCATCAAGTTCAACGACCGTTTGGCCGTTTTAAGGTCATAGCCAGTACGGACTTCTAGCCCGCACCGCTCAAAAGCCTCTTCAACGTAATCGCTTACATCTAGCTCAAAGTTTGTTGAACCTGATACGGTCATTATTTACCCTTTTTTCTCATTTTCTTTAGGAATCGTTCTACGTCGGTTTGTTTTTTGGGCTTTTTTGACGGAAGCACCCGTTTACCTATTGCAGAACCAATGCCCGCTTTTTCTTCAGAGCTAAGGTAATCGTAGTAATCACCGGCAGTTCTAGGGCCTTCATAGTCAGGAATAATGGTTGTTTCTGCGTTAGACAGCTTTACGCTACCGCCTCTAGCATAACCTCGTACTCGTGGCTTTGGAGGAGACTTCATAGCCTCCTCTTTGTGAGCATTTACACCACCGCCCGCGCCAAAAAAACCCATCTTATTGCGAACTTTAGCGGGCAACTTAGACAACCCTTTGTTTGCTTTTGGGACGGCTTTTAGGTCTTTTTTCATGCTTAAATCGCCTTTTTTGAACTACTGCGGACTCTGCCGCCACCCAAAAAATTCATAGGCTTGGCCGCCATGCCGCCGCCACGCATTTTCTTAGCCGCGCCGCCTTTTTTCATGGGAGCCGCTTTGGGCTTGGCCATCATGGCCCCGCCCCCCATTTTTTTAACGGGCGCTTGCTTTTTCTTAGCCGCGCCGCCTTTTTTCATAGGAGCCGCTTTGGGCTTGGCCATCATAGCCCCGCCCCCCATTTTTTTAACGGGCGCTTGCTTTTTCTTAGCCATTTTTCGATTAGTTCCCGGCATCACACAACCTCCTGTAGGTTTCCTGTCGTTCGTCCCAAAGATGTGCCATCTCAGGATCGTTTAAATAATTCTTATAATACCCTTTTTCTCTCAGCATTTCTGCCGATTTTTCCAACTTAGACAGCCGTTGAATAAAGGTTATTGCATATACATCATCTACCACTGGCTCAAAAGGCACGTCAAACGCTTCTTCTTGATTGTCATCCGGATGAAAACCCATGACCCACAGGTCTTTTTGAATGAAAAACCCCATGGAAATAGCATGGTTAAGTGACGCAATGTAGTCGTGAAAAGCTTGTGGATCTTGCTCATACTGAAAATCTACATAACACACCAAATCCCATGTGTCGTCATACTGAGAAATAGCAGAATACAAGCCTTGGCGTTTAGCGGAATAACTAAAAGAAAAACCTACTTTGTCGTTAGTCCACGCGGTTTGAGCATAGGGACAAGCAGGGAGGTCGTTAAAAAAAGGGTGCGCGGTTTCTAGAGCTTCTTTAGACCAAGCCCTGATTTCCTCCATAACGCCTTTTTCTAAGTCTATCATTAGGCATACCTAGTGCGTTTTCTTCTATTGGGCATAACCGCACCACATCCCTTGTGGTTTTTGCGTATTTCACCGCCTGTAGCGGCCATTTTTACCTTAGCCGCCTTAGTGTTTGAAACGACTTGCTTGCCTTTAGAGCCTTCGCTCTTTTTTTTACGAGCCGTGGCTTTGCGCTCCGATTGAGACAAACTCTCTGCTTTAGAGCGAGGTAAACAACGATCAGGGTTCTTTTTATCTTTCGACGTACCACATTCGCCCGCGATGTTTCCACTACTGTCGATGCGAACCCATTCTTGGTCGCGCCATTTGGCTAACTCACCCATTAAGCTTTGCCCTTAGATTTCTTGGCGTAATTGGGGTCTTTGCAATACTTGCTGGCGGCCATGTTTGCATATGCAGAAGGGTATGTGTCAAAAGTGCGCTTTGCCCACGCTTTACCCGCAGGACAAATCTTACTGCCTTTGCTTTTACTAGACGCTTCGCCGCCTTTACGCATATAAGTGACGGTGACTTTGCCTTGTTTAGGCCCTGTTTTTACCCTAGATCCACAACTGCCCATGTTAACTCCAAAGTTTTGCCGCAAACGGAGATACAATGATTAAAACGGCTAAACCCCAAATTTTGAAGTCTAGTTTTGTTAAAGAGTCTGAGTTCTTGGAAATTAACTCTTTTTGGTCTGCTAAACGCTCTTCAATGCGCCTGTATCGCAAATTGCATTCCGCCTCATGCTTTTCAAGCCTAGATAAAACTTCTTCTACTCTCATGTCTACCACGCTTTACAAGACCAATACCTAGCAGAAAACTTGTCTTTAGCGGTATCGCAATTATGACGCGCCCTAAAGTTGCTTCTGCGAGCAGGTTGAGCTTTCTTGATAGACATATTGGGATCGCCAAAACGAACAAGCTTTACTTCTTCGCCTTTCTTGGCTAAAACCGCACTTTTCTTGGATTTTCCCGGCGTTTTCTTGGGTTTATTAAACCCCGAAAACGTTTCACCGCGATATTGTAATCGACCAGAAGGTAAGCGTTTTACATTCTTGGTCGTAGCCATTAGTTATAAAAAACCGTGACATTTGTGATATTGCTTAACACCACAAAACACCCGTCTGGAAAAATCATACCTTCGTCAGGTAAATAAACATTGTCATCGGTGTTGTTGGCAAAAGCCATAGTCAAAAAAGTATCTCCATTAGCATCCTTGTTTTTAAGAACAAGACTTGGAGAGCTTCCACACATGTAGTGAATTGCTTTAATTCTAGCTCTTCCGGCAAAAACAGTGCCAGAAGCAGTCAAATACGTTGCTTTTACTTCGGAGGCCATATCTTTTTACCTTAGCTAAAAAACACCGTTATAGCAGTAATATTAGTAAGCGCCGACACATAAATGTCCGATACTCTTATCCCTTCGTCTGGGATGTTGACCGAGTGCGTTTCGCTAGCGGAAAAATCTAAATCCAACACTGTACTGCCCCCGTTACCATCGGTAACCGTAAGGCGGGGAGTGCCCGAAGTAGAAAGAACCTGAATCTGGCGAATAC